GAGCTCTTTCACCCTTGTTGTCGGAAAGAAATGCGTGCTGCAGAACTCAGCCGTCTGTATTCCGCCAATTTTAATTTGCTTAGAGACCTGTCCCAGTCCGTGCACAGGCGCGCTCGCTTTTTCAGCCGGACACCACATTGTGTAATACAATTGCTTGAATTTTGTGACGTCCAAGGTGTCTGCAACCCATATAGTTGTGTCATCTCCCGCGAATTTGGCTGTAAACTCGTCGTACTCTCGCGTTGGGTCAAACTGCCGATTAAAATACGTGGATAGGAGAAAATAATGATATGCGGCGTTCAAGAATGTGTTCGCAAAACCCGTCTTATCCTGCCCAGAAAGCGTGGTCTGGTTAAGGTATATGGTGGCGAGTTGTTGTTTCGCGGGGGTTATGACGTGAACTTTATAATCGTACTCCGTGCAAGCTCGAATTTTCCGTTCAGTGATCTGTGACCCATGTGCTCGCCCAGTTTCCAGTAATCCCTGATACAAAGGTCGCACCACATCCTCATAATATATCTGCGTGGAATCGTAGTATTTTCCATCGTCATTAATCGATAGAATACGCCCTTCGTGCTTATCATGGAATTTTCCGAAAGCTTCGCCTTTTGCCTGATTATCTTTGCCGATTGCGAACCACGGAAAATGCTGTGCGAAAAACAATTGCGCGGCGTACGTAACATCTGCTCCTTCTACGAAATGCCCGAAATTCATGTTCATGATATTCCTCGTTTTCGCATCGTCGGGCCCTTCTTTTTGCAACTCCGTTTTAACGAATGTGGTGGCGTCGAGTAGTGTTTGGTCCGGGTCTTTAGGTGGGTTCATCATCAAATCAGCGTATGACGTTCGCTGCTTTGTGTTGAGGTGATTGTACCACATATTATGTGACCACGCATAACCTTTATGGGAAATCAGCTTGAGTATCGGCGGCAAGAAATAGTTGCGAATGTAAGACAAGAATGCATTGTGAATAACGGGGTCAGGCCTCGGCCCGCCAGTTAGACTCCGACGAACCGCCAGTAACATGCAAAACGTGCATTTATGGTATGTTGTTGTCGCATTGCTATTTCCGAACTCCGGTATGACCTCTCGAGCGCTAACAACATCTTGGGTCGAACAATCGCACAACGCTTTCCTGAGTTCCTCAAATCTGTGCTCAGATATGGTTGTGCTCTCCAACAGCTCCCGCGCAAGAGTTGCTGTTTGATTGTTTCGATATTTGATGGAACATTTGGCACGTATTGGACTAAGCCAGCGCCGATGACTATTGGGTGCACATATCTTAAGCGTCGTCGCGCCTGGTATGATAAGTGCTCCGGATTCACTGCGCGGCGTGTTCCGCACCCGCCGCATCAATCGGTACCAGCAGTGTAGTCCCGTGATCAACACGATACCCCCAATAAACTGTTGGGTATGTAGCGTGAGATTGTGTGAAAGTGGGTCTGTGGCGGCTCCTACGAAAACATTGGGCATGAAGTATTGGCCCATCCAGGTGGTCATGTTTTCGATCGTGGCGCTGATAGAGGACGCGACGCCGCACGCCAACGGGATCCCGTTTTGATACGACAATGAGAGAGGGATGCTGACATAAGAATACGCCCAGGTGGTGGTGTCGCCGAACCACTGCATTAAGCAATGTACAATTGCCATAAACACAGCCCACAACCACCCACCTATAATTAGAGTCCAGAACATAAGCATTACGCCTATGTACACCGCCCAGTTCCAAAGATATTCAAAGGCCTGATCAAAGTGTATGTCGAATGGTGAATATGCGTATCCCTCCAACACCGGGGTGTAGCGCTGTAGGTCTGTCCGTGGGTACATT